CGGGAAGATTTCGCTTGCCAAGAGCCTCGCAGTTCGGGTAAACGAGCTATCTCACGCTTGGCCGAGGTAGCTCAGTTGGTAGAGCAGGGGACTGAAAATCCCCGTGTGGGGAGTTCAATTCTCTCCCTCGGCACCAGAGAATTCAGCCCCTTACGATGGAAGTCGTAAGGGGTTTTTCGTTGCAGATGGTGGGCCTCCTGCGCGAGGCCAACCGCGAACACCGGGGAGGCATTCATTTCAGCACTAGAGGAAGTGGGGGCGAGCCCGCCGGGAAGCCGCGCCAATACTGAAACGCCGGGAGCAACTCGTGCCCGTGGGCATTTGGCACAGCTCGGCAGAAAATGAACACAGAGTGCGCTCAATTCGGCACCGAATGAATGGATAGTCGAAAGGGAATGGCCTAGTAGAGTTCCCGGCCCACCCAGACCGCACGCCCGATGATCCGTATGCCATCAGCCAGATCGCCGCGCGCATCAATTTCTAACGGTGCGTAGGCGTCGTTGTAGCTCTTCAGGACTATCTTGCCTGGCAGGGTGTCCACCACCTTAATATACACCACATCCTCAACTCCGACAGCAAACAGCCCGCCAGCGCGCGGCGTTGTCTGGCTTTGGTCCACCAACACCACATCATTATTAAAAATCTGCGGCTCCATGCTGTCACCATCCACGCGCATGAGCACCATGCTTGAGGGCTGGCCCTTGCGCGAGAGGAAGTCCATGCGGAACGCATAGCGGCGCTCGACGCTCGCACCCACCTCAAAAGACCCCGTCCCTGCTGACAGCCTGGCCTCCACCATGGGCACCATGGCGAGCTGGCAATCCATGCATTCCACAAAAGCCATGCCGTTGGGGGCAACAACCGGAGCCGACTGTGGATTTGCGGCGGATGGCTCCATGCCACGAGGCCTGGCAGGCGCGAACCCGAGCTGGTCCGGGTGTCTGCCAAGAGGCAGACCGCGCAACTCAACCGCCGACAGACTCTCGCCGTCACCAAGTCCAGCCAATAACCAATCTAGTGAGCAGTTTAAGGCATTTGCCAACTGGACCGCTATTTCCCCCTTGGGATACTGGCCTCCCTCATAGTTCTGGATGGTCGTCAGACTAACACCAACTTTTCTTGCCAAGTCCTGCTGCCCAAGCCCAGCTCTATCTCTAGCCTGCCTCACTCTCTCACCAAAAGAACTTGGCATCCGCGTTGCGGCGTCATTCCCGGATGTGTTCTCGGATGCCATGAAACACCTGCCTTTGTATGTTTATATCAAATATTCTTGCGCGTTATTCGTCCGCCAGCGGAAAACAAAGAAAAGTTAAGTCGGACGAACTTTTCTTGTTGACCATGCAAAGAAAACTTGGCAAATGAGAGGGGCGGGAAGTAAACAAAGTAATTCTGTTTGCAATGTCTACCAGCCCGCAACCCAAGGGTCAACGTCCACTCGCCTGTAACGTTTGGACGTGCCCGCCACACCAGAGCGGACGGCGAACATGCGACAGGGACACCTACTCGACGATGACCACCACAGCAGGCTCTCCGGGCTTGTCCAAGCCATGCGCGCGGCCATGAACCGCTCCGCTGGCGAGGACGAGACAGGGCGCAAGCAACTGGTGGACCGCCTCAACACAGTGTCCAGGGATGCGGGCATCCGGCTTACCGCCGGGAATGCCAAGGCCATCAGCAAGGACACCCTGGACAAGTGGCTCAACCCCAATGATCGCGACCACACCCCCTCCGTGGCCGCCGTGGCCGCGTTCTGCTGCGCCACGCGTGACCCGGCCCCAATGCGGGTGCTGCTGCGCGTCCTGGGGCTGGACCTGATGACGGAAGAAGACCGCAAGCTGCGTGATTACGGCAGAGCCTGCCTCGCAGAGCGTGAAGCCCGCAAGGCGAAGAAGAGATTGGAGGAGCAGGTATGACGAAGCGCAATCTTGAACTCGGACTGGCCAGAAATCGTGTGCGCCGCCGTATTCAAGAGCACCTTGATGGCATGGGCCTCAAGATGGCCGACATCGGGCGGGGCCTTGGTGTGAGCCGGTCACTTGTGACCAACACCGTGGCCGGTGCGAACCACAACGCGCGAGTGCTTGATAAGCTCCGTGAACTTGGCGTGCCAGAGCGCTACCTGTATGACCCCCGTCGCCAGGCCGAAGGCGAGAGGGACGCGTGATGATGCCCCACAAGGCCGCCTACTCCACAGCGGAACTCGGTCCGATGCTGGGAATAGACCCGCGTAATGTACGAGAGCGCGCCAAGCGCGAGAATTGGCAGGCCCGGCCTCGCCGTGGCCGTGGCGGCGGCAGCGAGTGGTTGCTTTCGTCCATGCCCAAGCCCACCCTGGACGCCATCGTCGCGGCGCAGCTCTCCGAGCAGGGCGTCAGCTTGCCAGCCCTCACGGCCTGCATCGCTCCGGCCAGCGACCCCCGCAAAGAAGCCATCCTGCGCATGGGCGACCTCTCCCAGCTCACCGCGCCCCAGCGTGAAACCACCCTGGCCCGGCTGGCCTTCGTCCGCGAGATTCAGCGCCAAGTGCGGATGGGGCGCGGCAAGGAAAGCGCCATCCGCGACCTGGAGAAGTTCGCCAAGGCGGGAACCCTGGGAGAACGTCTGTCGCAGCTCATACCCGTGGCCAACGCCAAGTACGGCGAAGGCGAGCAGCGCGCGCTTTCCCGTCGCTGTCTGTACAAGTGGTGCGCAGCCTACGCCGAGGGCGGCGAGCTGGCCCTTGCACCCCGCAACCCGCAGAAGGATATGAGCGTGCCCGGCTGGGTGCCGCTGTTCTTCAGCTTCTACCAGCGCCCGCAAAACCCAAGCGTGGCCGAGGCGCACCGCGATTTCTGCCGGGCCTGGAAGGACAAATACGCCTCGCTGCCGCCCTCCATCCATGCCGTGAAGCGTTTTCTGGCCAAGGTGGCGAAGCCGGACCTGGCCGCCGGGCGCAAGACGGGCAACGCGCTCCTCAAGCTCAAGCCCTACGTGAAGCGCAAGACGGAAAAGCTGCTGCCCTGCGACGTGTACACGGCGGACGGCACCACTTTTGACGCCGAGATAGCCCACCCGGACACCGGGCGGCCCTTCAAGCCGGAAGTCGTGCTCATCATTGACGTGGCCACGCGCCGGTGCGTGGGCCTCTCCGTGGCCCTGGCCGAGAGCGCAGCCGCCACCCTGGACGCTCTGCGCATGGCCTGCCTCTTCGGCGGCATCCCGGCCATGTTCTACACCGACAACGGCCCCGGCTACACTGCGCATGTGCTGACCGGCCCCGGCGTGGGCATGTTGGGGCGGCTGGGCGTCCAGATCGCCAACTCCATACCCGGACGCCCGCAGGGCAAGGGGCTCATGGAGCGCGCCGTGCAGACCATCTGCGGCCCGGCCTCCAAGCAGCTGGACACCTGCACCCACGCCGACATGGACGCCGACGCTGCCAAGAAGGTCTACAAGATCACCCGCGCCCAGCTCAAGAAGCACGGGCGCTCGGCGCTTCTGCCCACTTTCGAGACCTTCAAGAAGGTGCTGCTGGCCCGCGTGGAGGAGTACAACACCACGCCACACAAGGCCCTGCCCAAGATGGTGGATGAGACCCAGGCCCGCCGCCGCCACATGAGCCCCAACGAGTACTGGAACCACTGCCTGGGCCGCGTGTTCGAGCCCATGCCCGTGACCGAGGACATGGTGGACGATCTATTCATGCCCGGAACCATCCGCAAGGTGGCCAACGGCATGGTGCGCCTGTGGAACCGCGACTACTTCGCCCACGAACTGGCCAAGCACCACGGCGACCTGGTGGAGGTGCGCTACGACGTGTGGGACGCCTCCTACGTCACGGTGTGGACCGAGGCGGGCGAGAAGATTTGCCGGGCGGAGCTGGACGCCAACGCCATGGACTACTTCCCTCTTTCGCGCATCGAAGACGCCCGCGCCAAGCGCGAACGCGCCCAGCTCAAGCGGCTGGAGGCCAAGGCCCAGGCCATCGCCCCCGGCGCGGAGCTTTCCCTGCCCGAGGTCCAACCCGCCCCCATGACCATCCTGGCGGATGTGCTGACGCCCAGGCAGCCCCTGACAGCACACCTGGAGCCGCAGCCCGAGCCCGTCACCACCCAGGCCGACCTGGAGGCCATCCGCACCGTCATGGAGCGGGCCGAACGCGAGCAGGCCCAGCCCCAGCCAGCCCCGGCCAAGCGCCCGTTCTTCCGGAGCGGCCCGGACAAGTACCGCTGGCTGCTCTCCCACCGGGAGGAGTGGACAGACGCGGACCGCGCCTGGCTGGCCGAGTACGCCAGCAGCACGGAGTACGCCCTACTGCGCGAACGCTACGAGCACGAGGGCCTGGTCCTCGGCAGCGTGGCCGAATTTCACGGGCGTTAGAGCCGCTCCCGGCCACGCGCCCGCTAACCAACCGGAGGAAGCATGAAGCGACAGTTTGTGCGGACGAGCAACTATGAGCGGTTCCTGGCCGCCGTCAGCGCCGTGGAGAATCGCGGCGCGGCGGAAGCGGGCATGATGCTGGTGCACAGCCAGCCCGGCTACGGCAAGAGCGCCGTGGTGGAACGCTGGGCCGTGGATACCCAGGCGGTGTTCCTGCGCGCCAACGTGGACTGGACCCCGCGCTACTTCCTCCTGGAGCTGGCCAAGGCCCTGTCCGTGGACCCGCGCGGCACCTCCGAGCAGCTGTTCAACCGGCTTTTGGCGGTCATCGCCACCCAGGAGATCAACCTGGTCATAGACGAGGCCGAGGCTTCTCTTTCCAGGCATGCCGTGGTGCTGGAGAAAATCCGCGACTTCTCCGACCGCACCGAAACCATGGTGGTGCTGGTGGGCATGGAAACCATCCAGCGCTCCATTTCCCGCCACAAGCAGATTTCCAGCCGCATCGCCCAGGTGGTGGAGTTCTGCCCCGCCACCATGGAGGACGTGGCGCTCACCTGCCAGCAGCTGGCCGAGGTGCGCGTGGCCCCAGACCTGGTGGCCGAGATTCACCGCCAGAGCGCCGGGCGCATGCGCGAGGTCATGAACGCCATCGCCACCGTGGAGCGCGTGGCCAAGATGAACGGCCTGGCCGAGATCGGCGTGGACGCCGTGGCGGGCATGAGCATCACCCACGACTGGCAGACCAGGCGGCCCCGCGTGATCGCCACGGGCAAGAGGGCCGGGTAATGGCCTGGCGCGGGTTGGAAATCCTGCGCCTGCTGGAGGGCGGCCCCAAGTTCAGGAAGGAGCTGGCCTCCGGCCTTGGCCTGACCCGCGACAGCGTGCGCGACACCTGCGCGCGCATGGAGCGGCGCGGGCTGCTGGTGAGCGTGGACGGGCTTTGCCAGATCACCGAGGCCGGGGCGCAGGCCCTGGCCGGTGGCGAGGATATCGTCTCCGGCTCCGGCCTGGGCGGCTGCGCCGAGCGGTACAAGGACAGCAACCGCAGCCGGGCCTGGCGCGCGCTGCGCATCCGCCGCAAAGCCGGGCTGGATGACCTGCTGCCCCTACTGCTGGAGCCTGGCGCGAGCAAGGTGGACGAGCAGCGCACCGGGCGTGACCTGGCCCGGTACCTGGACGCCCTGGCCAAGGCCGGGTTCCTGCACGAGCTGGCCCGGCGCGGTGGCGCGGCAAGGTGGCTGCTGGTGCGCGACACCGGACCCTGCGCCCCGGCCTGGAACAAGGGGCGCGGCACCGTGGCCGACACCAACACCGGCGAGGTCCGCCATGTCTGATTGGCTGGAGCTGCTGACCAAGGCCGTGGAGGCCTCCGGCGGCAACAAGGCCGCCGTCGGGCGCGAGCTTGGTTGCTCCCGCACCGCCGTGAGCCTGCTCCTCTCCGGCCAGTACCGGGGCAGCACGGACCGCATGGCCGCGCGCATCATCGCCCGCTACTCCCGCGTGGACTGCCCACACCTGGGCCAGCAGGTGGCCCCTACCCATTGCCAGAAGTTCACCGGCCCGGTGCCCACGGCCAGCCCCGCCGCCCTGCGGCAGTGGCGCGCCTGCCGGGCCTGCCCCCACAACCCCGAAACCAAGAACGCCAAGGAGGCCTCATGATTCACGAGAAAATCTCCAACGTGTCCACGGTGCTGCACGACATGCTCGAACAGGTGGACGAGGACGCCCGGTGCGTCCTCCGCCAGGCCGCAGTGGTGCTGGATTCCGCCGCCGACGCGGTGGAGCAGATGGAAACCCTCATGCCCATCGCCGGAACCGGCGAGGCGGCGCAGCCTGCAACCCCGCACGCTTAAGCCAAGGAGAAGCACATGCGTACCAGAACCAAGCCCCAGCCCATGGTCATCGGCAACCTGGAGGAGGCGGACAACGCCCTGCGCCAGCTGGCCGAGATCGCCCGCGAGTCGGCCCTCATTGACCAGAGCCTCAATGAGCAGATCGACACCCTCAAGGCCGCAGCCAAGCAGCAGATGGAGCCGCTCCTGGCCGCGCGCAAGCGCCTGGAGGACGCCTTGGCCGTGTTCGGCATCCAGAACAAGGACGAGCTGTTCCCCGAGCGCAAGCGCAGCCAGGAGCTGGTGTTCGGCATCCTCGGCTTCCGTCGCTCCACCAGCCTGCGCCTGCTGGCCAAGCACACCTGGGCCATGGTGCTCAAGCGCCTCCAGGACCTGGGCCAGACCAGCGGCATCCGCACCAAGCATGAGGTGGACAAGGACGCCCTGCGCGGCTGGTCGGACGGCGCGCTGGAGAACGTGGGCGTGAAGCGCGAAACCGTGGACGAGTTCTTTGTGGAACTCAAGCAGGAGGCCCTGGACCACGCCGCCTAACCCCCTGCGAAACCGCCCTGCGGGGCGGTCGCCGGACCGTGGCGGGTCCGGCCTGATGAGCAGCCAAAACAGGAGGCACCATGCCCCGGACTCGCTTCGACAACCGCCGCACCCTGCTGGCCAAGGTGCACATCGCCAAGAAGGACCTGTGCCTGGAGGATGACGCCTACCGGGCCATCCTGGCCACCCTCGGCGTGGCGTCCGCCGCCGAGCTGGACCCCAAGGGCCTGGAGCGGCTCCTGGACCACTTCGCCAAGCTGGGCTGGGCACCCACCAGCGCCCCGGCCAAGCGCAAGCCCAAGCCGCGCGCCACGCCCGGCACCAAGCCCCTGCTGGACAAGATCGGCGCGCTGCTGGCCGACGCCGGGCGGCCCTGGGCCTACGCCGAGGCCATGGCCCGGCGCATGTTCAAGGTGGAGCGGCTGGAGTGGGCCAAGGCCGAGCACCTGCGCGGCATCGTGGCCGCGCTGACCAAGGACGCCCAGCGCCGTGCCAGGCGTGACGCTGGGCAGGAGGTGCGGGCATGAACCAGGACAGCCTTGCCAACCTGGACAAGTCGTACCTGCCCGCCGTGGCCCAGGAGCTGGCCGAAGCCGTGGGCCTGCCCAAGGCCCTGCGCCTGGTGGAAACCCTGGGCGGCACCACCTTCCCCGTGCCCAAGCGCGAGACGAAGCAGGGCGAGCTGCGCTTCGCCGTGCTCTCCGATGTGGTGGGCGTGGAGGCCGCAGAGGTGCTGGTGCGCCGCTACGGCAGCACGGACCTGTACATCCCCAAGTGCGCGGAGGCCATGCGCCGCCTGCGCGATGCGGCCATCTGCCGGGAGTACGACACGCTCATCCAGTCCACGAGCGGCAACGAGGCCGTGCAGCGCCTGGCGCGCAGCCACCGCCTCTCGGACCGGCAAATCTTCAACATCCTCAAACGCGAGCCCGTCAGCACCGTCAACGTTGGCGGAGCGGTGCAGCTCTCGCTGCTGGGCTGATGAACCACAAACCACAGGAGCACGCGATGTCGGAGAAAATCCAGTTCATGTACTTCATCGGGAAGGGGCCGGAAGCCGCCGCGCTCGTTGCCGCAGCACGGGAAGGCCGAACCAGATATGCGGATGCCGTGGCGGCGTTCCTTGCTGAACACGGCTTTGAGAACACTTGGAGCTACAAGGACAGAGGTGTATCCGGCCCGCTCTTTGCCGTGCAGCTCTCCGACGAAGAGGCCAAGACGCGCGGCCTGAAATACCACGGGCGAGTTTCCAAGGAGTACGCCTACACGCCGCGCCTCAACCTCGCTGCCGGAAGAAAGCTGGCCGAGGCCATTGAGCAGCTGAACAAGGATTTTTTCAGCGCCAACAAGTTCCTGCTCAAGGAAACAGGAATGGCCCACACCGTGTTTCACGGCGGGCGGGTCGGCAATTCCTCGGCGGGCTACACGGAGGACGCCGTGCTGGTCAACGTCCCCTACACTCCGGAAGGCGGGCACGGCGACGGCCAAAAGCCCACCCCGCCCGCATGGCTGCTCCCCTGCAAGGAGTCCGAGTTCCTGGCCGCCCAAGGCCTCTAACGCGAAACCGCCCCCACTGCGACGGTGGGCGGTCGCCCAGGCGTGGCTGCCTGGGCCTGATGAGCAGCCAAACACGGAGATCACCATGGCGCTTGTTGTCGATTACCTGGGCTGTCAGCTGGCCATGTGCCCGAGCTGCCCACACCTGGCGGAGTGCCCGCTGCACAACCGCATTGAGGCGTTAGAAAGGGCGTTGCGCGACATCATCAGCGACAAGCCGATTCCCGATGTGCGGGGGTTCTGCAAGGCGGCCCTCGCAGGGCCAAAGGGCTAACCGTGTCCCGCTTCACCACCGCCCGTGGCAAGTATGGCACGCCACTCGTCTACGACAGCGAGGGGAGGCGGCCCGTGGCCGTGTTTTTGCGCGAGTGGGGCGACGAGGACGTGGTCCCGGAGGCGGCGGATGTGGCGGCCATGCAAAAGGCGAAGATATGCGCCCAGGCGTTCAACCGGGTGCATGACGAACTGACGTGGGCCAAACAGAACAGGGAGGGGGGCAAGTAGATTGCCCCGGAACCATGGCAGAAAAGCGCAAAAAAATAGGGTCCATTTTGCTTCGGTTCCGGGGCAAAACACGGAATTTCGACGTGTTCCCCGCCGAGCAGTGGCCGGACCAGCATGAGGCGGACCTCGGCCTGTACCGGCTCTGCGAATACACCTGGGTGGGTGGGAAGCGGCGCGAGAAGTGGTTCAGCGTCGGCGGCCAGAAGTACACGTTTTTCACGCCCGAAGCCCTGGGCCAGCTCGTGGCCAAGGGCCTCACCGAACCGGGCTGGCTGGAGGTGCTGGAGCGCCCTGCGCCCAAGCTGCGCAAAGGCCAGTGGGCACGCTGGTACGGTCCGAATTTGAGCACACGGACGCTCAAGCTGGGCAGCGCCCCCTTTCTGTGGCTCGACGGCCAGTGGCGCGTCTGGGTTTCGGATGCGCAGCACGGTCCGCGCATGGTGTGCTGCGACGAGTGCAAGCCCGTGGACGCCTTCGGGCGGGAGGTGAAGCCGTGACCAAGAAGCGCACGCGGACCGTGCATGATCTGCCCCAGCCGCTCCGGGCCGTGGCCTGGGTCGCCGCATATGTCCTCCTGTTCTGTGTTTCCATCAGCGTTGGCCTCCTGACGGGCCTGACGGCCTTCCAGGACGATTGGAAGGACTCGCGGGAGCAAATGAAGAGAGCCGCAGGCGCGGCCAGGAGGTAGACCACGATGATTGAACGCCCCATACCCTTCAACGCTCCCATGATGCGCGCTCTTTTGGGCCGCAACAAGAGCCAGACGCGCCGCCCGATTTTGCCGCAGCCGCAGCCCACACCCATAGGCTGGCGCTTCGTGTCCGAGGACGCCGGTTTCGGCTGGAGCGGTGAGCCGCCCATGGACTACTTCGCCCCCGTTTGCCCCTATGGCCAGCCCGGCGACCGCCTGTGGGTGCAGGAGGAGTGGGGCGTGGCCGAGCTGTCCTTCGATGATCCGTACACCAAGGCCCACTACAGCGCCGACGGCGCATACCGGGTCATCCCCGGATGGCACAAGGCCACCGAGTTCATCAGCCCGGACCTTTCGTTCCAGTACTGCACGGCGGCCACCATGCCGCGCTGGGCTTCCCGCGCCCTGCTGGAGATCACGAAGCTGCGCGTGGAGCGCGTGGCGGACATCAGCGATGTTGACGCCATAGACGAGGGCATGCTCACCCTGCCCAACCCGCCCGAGATATGGGCCGCCTCTGTACTCGCAAGGTCGAATGGCCAGCGCCCGCCACTTGGCGAGTCGCCCCGGCAGCGTTGCCGCCGTTTCTGGGACTCCCTGTACGAGGACAGTGGCCTGGGCTGGAACGCCAACCCCTGGGTGTGGGTGGTCGAGTTCAAGCGGGTGGAGGGCTAGGCCATGTACTGGCGCTGCCTTACGCTGGTTTCCGTGCTCACTGTGGCTTCCTTTGCCTACAAGTTGTGGGGCCAGGACGCCGCATGGGCGGCAGTCGCCGTCCTCAATGCCATCATCCTGCCCCTTTCCGAGATAGAGCGGCGGCTGGGCGAAATAGTGAAGAGGATGAAGCCTTGAGCTTTGACACCTGCCAATGCTATGGGGCCTGCATGCGTCGCCCTCTTGCTATCCTGACCTTGCTGGCCTGTCTGTGCCCGCCTGCCTATGCCGCCGGGCACGAGCACCCCGAGCACTGGTATCAGGAGCGCTGGTGCGCCACGCGCGGCCAGACAGAGGTCCGCATGCCGGACAGCACCCGCGCCGACTGCGCCAACGCCACCCATGTCGTGGAGTTTGATTTTGGAGCCAAATGGGCAGAGAGCATCGGCCAAGCCTTACACTACGGGGTTCAGGCCGGAAAGCGCCCCGGCATCGTCCTGATCCTGGAAAAGCCCAGCCACGTGCGCTATCTACGCCGGGTGCTGCGCGCCAGGGAGGAGTACAAGCTGCCCCTCGACGTGTGGGCGCTGGACAAGGACGGCCAGGAGCTGCCCTTGCCCAAGCTGCGCCGTTAATCCCCCAAGGAGGAATCATGAAGGAACTGTTACAAATGGCCGTGGGTGTGGTCGGTGTGTTATTTTTCGGCGCGGCTTTCTTGATGGCCATCTTCAAATGGGAGAAGGGCCAAGAGAACATGCGCAAGCAAGGGTACAACTGGCCGAGGCCGATTGTTTTGGCGGCCAGCCTCGCGTTCGTCGTTGGTGCAGGGTATATGGCCTTGGACGGCTACGCGACACACCAGGCCACCTCGCCCTCCAGCATCAACAGCGTCGAGAAGGCGCAGAAATACGTTCTCGGGACCTGGGTCTATGCCGAGCCGCTTGACCCCCAGAACCAGTACGTGAACTGGTGGCAAAAGTGGGTGGTCAAGGAAGGAGGCGTCATGGACGTGTACACGGCGGAACCGAGGGCTGATTCCTGGGGGAAACCGGAAACCGTGCGTTATGCCGTCATTACGAACAAGTACTCGGATACCGGGGAACGCTTCTATGCCATCAATGTGCTGGGCACGGCGCAGACTGCCATCATCCTTCCGAGCGGGGTACTGTCTTACAACATCATGGGCAACGGAGCCGTGCCCATGCGACGTGGAGACAGAAACCCCTTCTCGAAGTAGCTCGCCCGGCTGAAGCGCTTCATCCTGTCCCGCCCCCACGCGCCGTCTATTCTAGACGGCACGTGGGGGCGGTCCTTTTCGCCCCTGGAAACGACAGGAGGCGACCCCATGCACAAGATCAAGGCCCTCTTCGCGTGGCTGCACCGCAAGGCTCCGCGCATGACCCTGCCCAACGTCCTGGCCAACGTGCTCATCCTGGTGGTGGCCGCCGTGGCCCCGCACCAGGCCCCGGTGCTCATGTACAAGCTGGCCGGGGTGCTCATGGGCGGCTGCGGCGGCTACATGTTGGACGTGAGCCTGTTCCCCTACGCCCGTCCGGCCGGCTACCTGGCCAAGCCCTGGCGCGATGAGCTGGATTTCAAGGAGAGCGCGCCGGACCACAGCCTGGCCTGCGGCTGCCAGTGGCTCTTTATCGCGGCCTGCGCCCGCCGGTCCTTCATCGTGGCCGCGTCCATGCTGGGCGTGGCCCTGGCGCTGTAGGGGCGGCCATGAGAGCCCGCAGCGACCAGTGCGCGTCCCTGGGGCTGGCCGTTAGCACGGTGCTGGGCCTCTTGGCCCTGGCACTCCTGTGCGGCACCGCCCACGCCGAATCCATCCCCGCCGCGATGCAGAAGTACCGCTCCGAGATCATCCGCGCTGCGCGGGTGGAGGCGGGGCTCGCGGCCCCGGTGGCCGTGTTCGCGGCGCAGATAGAGCAGGAATCCGGCGGGAACGCGCAGGCCGTCTCGCCCGTGGGTGCGCTCGGCCTGGGCCAGTTCATGCCCGGAACGGCTGCGGACCTGGGGCGCACCAGGCCGGACCTCGGCCCCGCTGTGCCCACCACCCCCGGCTGGGCCATCCGCGCCCTGGTGGTCTACGACCTGGCCAACCTCAAGCGCATCCAGGCGGCCAGCCTGTGGGACTCCTGGGCCTTGGCGCTCATGGCCTACAACGGTGGGCTGGGCTGGGTCTGGCGTGACCAGGCCAAGGCCAGGGGCCAGGGCCTGGACCCCGGACGCTGGGAGAGCGTCGCCAGCGTCAATGCTGGGCGTTCTGTTGCGGCCAAGCGTGAAAACACGGACTACCCGCGCGCGATTCTGCTCAAGCGGCAGCCCAAGTACCTGGCCTGGGGGCCGGGCATCGCCCGCAAGGAGGGCACATGATCTTCCCCGACCTCGACCCCACCTCGCCCTACCGCAAGGCGGCCATTGTCCTGGCCATCGTGCTGGCCTGCCTGGGCTGCTACGTCTTTGGCCGCCACGACGGCTACACCAAGGCCGAGGCCCTGGGCGACGCCAAGTACGCCAAGCTGGAGGCCGCACAGGAGGCGGCCAACCGCCTGGCCAGCGACACCGCCCGCCGCCTCGTGGACGCGGAGATCATCCGCCGCGATAAGCTGGCCGGGGAGCTGGCCACCGCCCGCACAACCATTGCGGCCCAGGGCCGCGCAATCACCAACCGGAGGATCGCCGATGCGTCGCTCTCTGTTGCTGCTGTTGATGGCCGCTGCACTTTTGGCCCTGGCTGGGTGGGGCTGTACAACGAAGCCCTTGGCTTCGGCCACGGTGCTGGTGGCGGCCCCTCCGCCGCCCCCGGCGCTGCTGGAGAAGCCGCAGGAGTTCCGGCCCTTGAAGCCGGGGAATTTCAGCAAGGCGGAGTGACCCCGGAGGACGTGCAGGTCACGCACCGAGACAACGCCCTGCTCTGCCTGGACATCAAGGCCAAGTACCTGGCGCTCATCAAGTGGGCGGAGGGATTGCCGCAAACCGCCAACGCGACGGAGGCCCGCTAAATGGACTGGTGGGACATCATCATCAAGCTGGCCTCGGCCATCGTGCTCATCATCCAGGGCCTTGGCCTGTGGGTGCTGTGGAGCCTGCGCAAACAGTTTGTGGCGCGCGACCACTGCAACGCCCAATGCCAGGAGCTGGCCAAGAAGCAGACCGAGCTTGAGCAGGCCCAGAAGGCTCTGCCCGACGCCGCCATGGTCAACACCATCCGGGAGCGCCTGGGCTCCATTGAGGGCAGCGTCAAGGCCGTGGAAGCCACAATCAAGGGGCAAGCGGACACCATGCAGCGCATTGAACGCCCCTTGAACCTGCTGCTGGAGCACCACCTGCGGCCCAGAGGGAGCGGCAAATGAACTTCGCCCAACTGCTGACCGAAGACCGCCGCCTGGTCATCCTGCGCATGCTCTCCGCTGCGCCGGAGTACACCGCCAACGCCTTTGTGCTGCGGCCCGGCCTGGAATCCCTGGGTCACGCCATGAGCGCGGACCAGCTGGCCACGGAGCTGGCCTGGCTGGCCGAACAGGGCCTGCTGGAGCTGGGCGCCGTGGCCGACGTCACCGTGGCCAGGCTGACCCAACGCGGGGCCGACGTGGCCGCCGGGCGGGCCGTGACGCCTGGCGTGAAGCGGCCCGAGCCGGGCGTGGGCGACATGATGAACCTCGGCATGGGCCTCATTCGCGGCAAGATGGGAGGCTAGGCATGGCCCACGACAACTCCAAGCGCACCGCCCTGCGTTCCGCCTACGTGCATGACCGCCTGCCGCTGGAACTGGCGGCGGACAAGGTCAAAGTGCCGGTCAGCACCGCCCAGCGCTGGAAGCGTCAGGCCCGCGCCGCCGGGGAGGACTGGGACAAGCTGCGCGCCGCCACCCTGCTGGCGGGCGAGGGGATGGAGAACGTGGCCCGCCAGATGCTGGCGGACTACGTGGTGCAGCACAAGGCCCTTATGGAGGAGATCAGCGCCAACACGGAGCTTGGCCCCGCCGCCAAGGTGGACATGCTGGCCAGCCTGGCCGACTCGTTCAACAAAACGGTGGCCGCCAGCCGCCGCGTACTGCCCGAGACGGACAAGCTGGCCACGGCCCTGGGCGTGGTCAACCGCCTGGCCGACTTCGTGCGCGAGTGCTTCCCGCAGCACGTGGCCGCCTTTGTGGAGATTCTGGAGCCCTTCGGCGAGACGCTGGCCAAGGAGTAGCCCATGGCCACCATCAAGGCCAAATTCGGAAAGAAGGACTTCCTCAAGGAGCTGGGCGACCTGGCCAGCTCCTTGCGCCTCCAGATCGAGGCCGAGTGCTCCGGCTTCGCGGCGGACGCCACGGCCTCCAGGGAGCGCCGCGAGCGCGTGCGGGGCGACTTCGCCTTTTTCCGCCACACCTACTTCCCGCACTACACCCGGTACGGCAACAGCCTCCTGCACACCTGGCTGGACAAGCGGCTGCCCCAGCTGGTGGACGCGCCGGAGGGTCAGCGCCTGGCTCTGGCCGCGCCGCGCGGCGAGGCCAAGTCCACGGTGGTGGGCCTCCAGTTCGCCCTGTGGTGCGCCGTTACCGGGCGCAAGCGCTACATCCTGGAGATCGCGGACGCCTTTGAGCAGGCCGCCGCCCAACTGGAGGCCCTCAAGGCCGAGCTGGAGGTCAACCCGCGCCTGGCCATGGACTTCCCCGAGCACACGGGGGCGGGCCGGGTGTGGAACGCGGGCGTCATCATCACCTCCGGGAACGTGAAGATACAGGCCTTCGGCGCGGGCAAGCGCATGCGCGGCCTGCGCCACGGTCCCCACCGCCCGGACCTGGTCATCGGCGACGATCTTGAGAACGATGAGAACGTGCGCAGCCCGGAGCAGCGCGACAAGCTGGAGATGTGGCTGCGCCGCACCGTGCTCTCCCTGGGCGAGGCCGGGGACACCATGGACGTGATCGTGGTGGGCACCGTGCTCCACTACGACTCCGTGCTTTCCCGCCTGCTGGGGGACCCGCTCTGGCTGCACGAGCGCTTCCGGGCCATCCTCCAGTGGCCGGACCGCATGGACCTTTGGGACAAGTGGGAGGAGCTGCTTCTGAACGATGGGGAGGCCGCCGCCCTGGCGTTCTACCAGGCCAGCGCGGCGGACATGGAGCGCGGGGCCGTGGTGTCCTGGCCCAGCGCCAGGCCGCTGTACAAGCTCATGTTCAAGCGCGCCCGCGACGGGCACGAAGCCTTTGACAGCGAACAGCAGAACGATCCGTTGGCGGGCGACAACGCGCCCTTCGCCCAGGTCATCACCTTCTGGGTGGACATCCGGCGCGAGTGGCTGTTCTTCGGCGCGGTGGACCCCAGCTTGGGCAAGCTGGGCAAGAGCCGCGACCCCTCGGCCATCCTGGTGGGCGGCTGGTGCCGCGACACCATGACCCTGGACGTGGTGGAGGCCAGCATCACCAAGCGCCTGCCGGACCGCATCATTGAGGACGTGCTGGCCCTGCATGCGCAGTACCGCTGCCTGCTGTGGGCGGTGGAGGCAGTGCAGTACCAGGAGTTCTTGCGCACGGAACTCATCCGCCGCGCCGCCGAGCGCCGCATGGTCATTCCGGCCAAGGGCGTGGTGCCCCATGCGGACAAGGCCCTGCGCATTGAGAGCCTGCACCCGTATTTCGCCCAGGGGCGCATCCGCCTGCACCCATCGCAGCGCACGCTCATTGAGCAGCTGCGCCACTTCCCCCTGGGCGACCACGACGACGGGCCGGACGCCCTGCACATGCTGTGGGAGATCGCCGTGGGCGGCTTCACGGTAATGGACTTTGAGGCCGTGCCCAAGGACGGCGGCAGGCATTCCCGCAACCTCTGGAGCGCACACGATGATGAAGACGATGATTGAGCGCATGAAAGCCGCCGTGGCGAGTTTCCGCAAGGGAGCCGCCGAGGACATGCAGACCCCGGACATATTCGCCCTGCGCAGCGAGTACCTGGCCAGCCTGACCAACGGCCTCACGCCCAAGAAGCTTAACCAGGTTCTGGCCAACGCCGATGCGGGCGACATCCTGGAGCTGTACAGCCTGTTCGCCGACATTGAGGACCGGGACGAGCACATCCACGCGGAGCTATCCAAGCGCCGCCGGGCGCTCCTGGGCCTGCAATGGAACATCCTGCCCGGCAAGGGCAGCGGCACGCCCAAGGAGCCTGACGTGCGGGCGCGTAAAATCGCCGAGGCCGTGCGCGAGCAGTTCGACAACATCCCCGACTTCGAGGATATGGTGCTGGACCTGGCCGATGGCATCGGCCACGGCTTCGCGGCGCTGGAGGTCGAATGGAGCCGGGACGGCAACCTGTTTGTGCCCGCGCACCTGCACCACCGCCCGCAGACCTGGTTCCAACTGCTGCCCCCGCACCTGGGCGGCGACCATCAGACCCTGCGTCTGCGCGACGGCACCATGGAGGGCCAGGAGCTGCGCCCCCTTGGCTGGGTGCTGCACCGCCACCGCAGCAAGTCCGGCTGGCTGGCGAGGAGCGGCCTGTTCCGTGTCCTGATGTGGACCTTCTTGCTCAAGGGCTATGCGCGGGGCGACTTCGCCGAGTTCCTGGAGATCCACGGCCTGCCCTTGCGCGTGGGCACGTACCCAGCCACGGCCACCAAGGAGGACCGCGCCGCCCTACGCCGGGCCATCCAGGCCATCGGCCACGACGCGGCGGGCATCATCCCCGACGGGATGCTCATCGACTTCAAGGAGGCAGCCAAGGGCAGCGAGGCCCCGTTCATGGCCATGTTGGAACACTGCGAGCGCGGCCAGTCCAAGGCCATCCTGGGCGGCACGCTGACCAGCCAGGCCGACGGCAAGAGCAGCACCAACGCCCTGGGGAAGATTCACGATGAGGTGCGCCGCGACATCCTGGACAGCGACGCCCGGCAGATCGCCTCCACCATCACCCAGCAGATTCTCATGCCGCTGGCCGTGCTCAACCTGGGCGTGGCCGACCCGGCCCTGTTGCCGTGGTTCCACTTCGACACTTCCGACCCGGCGGACCTCTCCGAGCTGGCCGAGGCCCTGCCCAAGCTGGCCCGGGTCATGCGCATTCCCGAGGCCTGGGCGCATGAGAAGGCGGGCATCCCCCTGCCGGAGGGTGACGAACCGGTGTTGCGCCTGGCGGCTTCCGCCTCTCGCCAAACTGGACCGTTAGAGCGCGAGGCTTCCACCGCCGCGCTCACGGCTGCGGGCCTGGCGGCTGGAGCGAGCGACGGCCAGGCGCTGTTCCCGGACCAGGCCGCCCTGGACGCGGCGTCGGTGCCCGCCGCCACCTGGCAGAAGGCCGTGGAGGCCATCACCGCCAGCCTGGTGGCGCAGCTGGAGCAGGGCAAGACGCCGGACGAGCTGCTGGCCGCCCTGGCCAGCCACTACCCGCGCATGGACTCCAGCGATCTGGAGGAGCTGCTGGCGCGGGCCATCTTCGTGGCCGAAGTGTGGGGTCGCGTGTCGGCGTCGACCGAGGGCCAGGGGGAATAGCCCATGGCCCTGCCGGAAGGCGTCTCCCTTTCCTACGCCCTGGGCCTGCCGCCCAAGGACGCCATCAGCTACCTGGAGTCCAAGGGGGCCAAGCTCACCTTCAACTGGCACGATGTGTGGCAGAACGCCCAGGCCCAGGCCTTCACTGTGGTCAATGTGGCCCGGCTGGACATCCTGGAGGACATCCGCGGTGCCCTCAAGACGGCGCTGGCCGAGGGCAAGACGGGCAAGTGGTTCCGGCAGGAGCTGGAGGGCACACTGCGCGCCAAGGGCTGGTGGGGCAAGCGCACGGAGATCGGTGCGGACGGCAAGGAGAAGATCGTCCGCATGGGCAGCCCGGCCAGGCTGGACCTCATCTACCGCCAGAACATGCAGACCGCCTACATGGCCGGGCGTTACAAGCAGATGTTGGAGAACGCCGACAACCGGCCCTTCTGGCGCTACGTGGCCGTGCTGGACCAGCGCACCAGGCCCGCGCACCGGCTGCTGAACGGGCGCACCTTCCGCTATGACGATGCTTTCTGGGGCTCGCACTACCCGCCCAACGGCTGGGGCTGCCGCTGCCGCGTGCAGGCGCTCTCCGAGGTGGGCATGGAGCGTGAGGGGCTTGCGCTGGAGTCCGGCCAGGACCGCATGGTCACGCGTCAGGTGGACGTGGTGGACCGGCGCACCGGCGAGGTGACGCAACGCCAGGTCACGGGCTACCGCACGGCGGACGGGCCGGACAGCCCCACGGTCTGGACCGACCCCGGATTTTCGTACAACCCCGGCCAGGCCGCCTACGGCCTGGACATGGAGGCCGCCCGCAAGCTCTCCCTGGTGCAGGATACCGGCCTGCGCGCCCAGGCCGTGCAGGCGCTCAATGGCAACCCCGCCCGTCAACAGGCATGGGAGAGCTTCGCCGCCCAGGTGCTGGACACCCGGCGCGGCGGCGTGGAGCAGCTCCAGGTGGCGCACTTCATGCGCGCCGAGGTGGCCCAGGCCGCGCGCGAGGCGGGCGGCGAGCCGGTGCAGGTGGTCACGGCCAGCGCCAAGCGTATCCTGCACGCGGACAGCCCCCGGCACCAGCGCCTGGGCACGGCTCCGGCGCGGGCGGACATCCTCCGCCTGCCCGAGCTGCTGGACCAGGCCGAAACCGTGCTGTGGGACAGCGCCCACAACAACCTGGTCTACCTGTGCCCGGCGCAGGAGGATGGCAAGGTGCTCAAGATCGTGGTGGACGTGCCCATGCGTCCCAAGGACGCCAAGGGCCTGGCCAAGGCCGGGCGCTTTGACGCGATGGTCAACGCCATGGTGGTGGAAGAGTCGGGCATGCGCCCGGTGGGCGGGTCGCAGTTCTCGGTGGTATGGGCAAAAAAATAACCCCGTGGGGGCGGACTTGCACCGCATACCGGACGGGGTCAGCCCCCGCCCGCCCGTTACTACCAGCTCCGGGCACGCCCACAGGGTCAAGGATGATGTACGTATGATTGTCATGGAAGTCAATATAACGAACATGGAGCGCGCCTGCACCGGCCTGGCCGCGCTGGGGCGCGACATGAGCCCGCTCACCCGCGACCTGGCCGAAGTGCTCAAGGGCGGGGTGGACCGCGCCTTTGCCGACCAAGAGGACCCGGCCACTGGCGAGAAGTGGCACCCGCTCTCCCCGGTCACGCTGGCCAGGCGCAAGAAGGCCGGGCACGAGGGCAAGATTCTCCAGGTCAAGGGCCAGCTGGCCGCCAGCTTCCACACCGACTACGGCCCGCACCACGCCCTGGTGGGCACCAGCGACGTGCGCGCCCGCACCCATCAGTTCGGGGCCAAGCGTGGCGAGTACGGCACGGCCAAGCGCGGAGCATCAAATGGTAAGGCCGGAGTGGGCCGCCGCAACGCCCACAACTACACCTCCCGTGGCGGGGCCACCGTGGGCGGCTGGCTCTCCGGGCGCGCCCAGGGCGGCACCATGCCCATCCCTTGGGGGAACATTCCGGCCCGCCCCATGCTCGGCATTGGCGCTCCGGAAGTGGCCGAGATCGAGGACAGCGTTAGACGCGCCGTGCGCCGCGCACTCGGTGTCGGGTAGGCCGCGCCCGGAGCAATAACCGCCTAACGCCCCTCTAACGCCAGAACATGGCGAATCTAGAGGGCGATGCCACCCGGCCAAGAGCGCCTGCCGTGAACCCCTCGCGCGGGAGGGGGCGGGTGGTGCTGAAAGCCTTCATCCTGTCCCGCCCCCATATGCCACCGTAAAACCGGTGGCATGAAGCGCAAGCCCGCCAACACCAAGCCTAGCGTCGCGGCCCTGGCCATGCCCCTTGCGGGGAGCGTGGCTCTTTCCGCCTCCCACCCCGACATGCCCGAGGGCATGAACGCCCAGCTCTTCCCGGACGGGCAGTTCTCCTCGCGCGATGGCCGCCCGGCCTGCCTCACCGGCGGCAAGCTCGCCGCCTGGCGCATGGACGCCGACATCGCCGCCGCGCTCACCGTCCTGGTGGCCGCGCGCGAAACGCCGCTTCCCGTGGACTACGAGCACCAGCTTTTGCTGGCCAAGCAGAACGGCAAGCCCGCCCCGGCCTCCGGCTGGCTTTCCGCCGTGGGCTACGTTCCGGGCCGGGGCCTGTTCGCCGCCGTGGACTGGACCGCCAACGCCCGTGAACACATCTCGGCGGACGAGTACCGCTACATCTCCCCCGTCTTCCGCTTCGACCCGGCAACCGGCGCGGTGCTCGAAATCTTGAGCGTCGCGCTCACCAACAACCCGGCCCTGGACGGCATGGACGCCGTCGCCCTGGCCGCGCTGTTGCCCGCAAACAACACCGCAACCGCAACGGAGGAATCCATGGACGAACTGTTGGAACGTCTGCGCTGGATGCTCAACCTGCCCATCACCGCCGGGCCGGATGAGATCAAGGCGGAGCTGGACAAGCTCAAGGCCATGCTTTCGGAGGGCGATGCCGCCGCCGCGAGCGTGGACCTGCTGGCCCTGCTCAAGGGCAAGGACGAGAGCATCGCCGTGCTTACCACCCAGGTGGCACAGCCGGACCCGGCCAAGTACGCGCCCATCGCCGCGCTTACCACCTTGCAGCAGGCCAACGCCGAGCTGAAGGCCAGGCTGGAGCAGGTGGCCAGCGGCGCGCAGGCGTCCAAGGTGGACAGCCTGGTGCAGGCCGCCCTGGCCGATGGCCGTCTGACCCCGGCCCTGGAAGGCTGGGCGCGCGAGCTGGGGGCCAAGGACGAGGCCGCGCTCACCAGCTACCTCACCGCCGCTGCCCCTGTGGCCGCCCTCACCGGCATGCAGACCGCCGGGCTGTCCGGCGGCCAGCCCCCGGCCAGTTCCACCGCCGCCCTGTCCGCCGAGGAGGCCTTTGTGGCCGACCAGCTCGGCATGTCCCACGAAGACTACATCAAGGCCAAGGAGGTCAAGTAGATGACCATCATCACCCCCGCGCTCATCGTGGCGCTGCTCACCGGCTACAAGGCCGAGTATCAGCGGGTGTTCGGCGAAACCCCCACCGACTGGGAAAAGCTCGCCACGCTGATGCCCTCCAGTTCCAAGGGCAACACCTACGGCTGGCTGGGCCAGTTCCCCTCGCTCATCGAATGGGTGGGCTCCCGCACCGTGAAGGACATGGCCGCCCACGGCTACTCCATCACCAACAAGAAGTACGAGAGCACCGTTGGCGTGCCCCGCACCGACATCGAGGACGACAACGTCGGCGTGTACAAGCCGCTGTTCGGCGAGATGGGCCGCGCGGCCAAGAGCCACCCGGACGCCCTGGTGTTTGAGCTGCTGCTGGCCGGTCTCTCCACGCTGTGCTTCGACGGGCAGTACTTCTTCGACACCGACCACCCCGTCTACCCCAACGTGGACGGCACCGGCGTGCCCACCGCCGTGAGCAACTACCAGGCGGGCGCGCTCGCGCCGTGGTGCCTGCTGGACTGCTCCCGCGTGCTCAAGCCGCTCATCTTCCAGGAGCGCACCAAGCCCGAGCTGACCGCCATGACCGACACCAAGGACGAGAGCGTGTTCGACACCGACACCTACCGCCTGGGCGTCCGCTACCGTTGCAACGTGGGCTTCGGCTTCTGGCAGCTGGCCTACTGCTCCAAGGCCGACCTCACCCCGGAGAACTTCAACGCCGCCTACGCCGCCATGTGCGCCTTCAAGGCCGACGGCGGACGCCCCCTGGGCGTGAAGCCCACGCTGCTGGTGTGCGGCCCCAGCCTGCGCACCAAGGCCCTGGAGATCACCAAGGCCACCCGCCTGGCCAGCGGCGCGGACAACATCAACCAGGGCGTTGTTGACGCTCTCGTGACGCCCTGGCTGGCGTAGGGGAGGCCGCCATGGCGAAGGTCATCCGCATCCAGGCCATTCCCGGCGTCACCGGCGGGCGCTTCTGTCGTGGGGGCCGGTGCTTCGGCATCCAGCCCACGGAGCTGCGCGAGGACGAGCTCACCGCCGAGCAGTTGGCGGCCATCCAGGCCGAGCCCATGCTTGCGGTGGAGATCGTGGACGTGCCCAAGCCCGAGAAGCCCAAGGCGCCCAGCGAGGAGGGCAAGAAGCCCGAGGACACCAAGCCCGGCGACCAGCCCCCGGCTGGCAAGCAGGAGCAGCAGGCCGGTGACGGCTCGCCCGCCCCGGCGGCTTCCGGCAAGGAGGCGGCCAAGCCCGCCGCCAAGCCCGCCGCCAAGCCCGCCGCCAAGGAGGGCGGCAAGTAATGGCCTACGCCACCGTCGCTGACCTCATCGCGGCTTTCGGGGAGCAGGAGGTGACAGTCCTGACCGACCGCGAGGACACCGGGGCGGTGGACAGCACCGTCGCGCTGGAGGCCCTGGAACGGGCCTCCAGCGAGGCGGACACCTACATCGCCGCGCGCTACGCCCTGCCGCTCTCCAGCGTGCCCCAGGCGCTGGTGGCGGTGGTGTGCGACATCGCCCGCTACCGCCTCACCGGTGGCGAGGTCACGGAGTCCACGCCCATCGCGGACCGCTACAAGGCCGCCGTGTCCTGGCTCAAGGACGTGGCCGCCGGACGGGCCGTGCTGCCCGGCGTGGCCGCCACCGCCCCCGGCGGCGAGGGCGGCGTGGAGTTCGACACGGGCCGCCGCGCCTTTGCGCGTAGCGCCGCGCCGACCGAGGACGAGTAATGGCCCTGGACATCAGCACCATAGAAGCCGCCATCCTGGCCCGCATTGCCGGGGCCGGGTTGCCCTACCTGCGCACAGTGGCCACCTACGGCGGCGAGCTGGACGATGACCTGGCCACGGCCATCCGCCGCTTCCCGGCGGTGTGGGTGGCGTTCAAGGGCGAAGGCGAGGCCCAGCCGATCAACACCGCCAAGAGCGTGTACCGCGTCCCGGCCACGTGGACGGTGCTGGTGGCCGCGCGCAACCTGCGCAACGAGTCCGCCACCCGCAAGGGCGACAAGGTGAACGTGGGCACCTACCAGATGCTGGTGGACGTGCGGACGCTCTTGGCCGGGCAGGACTTGGGCCTGGAGATCGACAACCTGCGGCCCGGCAAGGTGCAGAGCCTGACCAACTCCCGCTTCCAGGGCCAGGGCGTGAGCATCTACGCCCAGGACTGGCACACCCGGTACGACTACCGCGTGGCCGAGCGCGGCACCGGCGTCCCGCCTGCCGCCGCGTCCCAGCTGCCGCCCCTCACGGAGCTGGGCCTCAACTACCATCTTTCCCCCGACGACGGCCAAGCCGACGCCGTGGACCTCATCACCCTGCAACAGGACCGCCCCGAATAAGGAGGACGCCCCATGCTCGTGAAAGCCGCCCCTGGCCTCAAGGTGCCCAGGGCAGACAAGCCCCGCGTGTACATCACCGACGCCAAGCCGGTGGAGGTGCCGGAGAACACCTACTACCTGCGCCGCCTGGCCGAAGGCGACCTGGTGCGCGCGGACGCCGCCAAGCCGCAGCAGGCGGCCAAAACCGAAGGCAAGAAGGAGTAGCCTATGGCCAGCCCCAACATCCCGTTCGACGAAATCCACGCTTCCATCAAGAAGCCGGGCAAGTACTTCGAGTTCAACACCAAGCTGGCTGTGCGCACCCTGCCCACCAATGACCAGCGTGCGCTCCTCATTGGCCAGCGCCTTGCCACGGGCAGCCTGGCAGCGCTCTCCGCCGTGCAGGTGTTCAGCGATGCCGAGGCCGAAGCCCTCTTCGGCGCGGGGTCCATGCTGCACCGCATGGTGCGCGCGGCCATCAAGGCCTACGGCTACATGGACATCACCTGCATCGGCCTGGATGACGCCGAGGCGGGCGTTGTCGCCTCCGGCACCGTCACCATCACCGGCCCGGCCACCGGCTCCGGCGTGCTCACCATCCGCGTGGGCACCGACCTGGTGCAGGTGGCCGTGGCGAGCGGCGACACCGCCTCCGAGATCGCCGCCGCCCTCAAGGCGCAGGCGGACGAGCAGACCGACCTGCCCGTGCTGGCCACGGTCAACGCCGGTGTGCTCACCCTCACCTCCAAGCACAAGGGGACGCTGGGCAACGCCATCAAGGTCAGCGCCAGCAGCACCGCCAGCGGCGTCACCGCCACGGCCACGGCCATGAGCGGCGGCCAGGTGGACCCCACCATCGCCACCCTGCTGGCCCTGGTGGCGGACGCCGGGCACAACCTGCTCATCACCCCGTACACCGACCAGGATAACCTGGTGGCTCTGCGCGAACACCTCAACTTCGTGGGCGGGGCCATGGAGCAGCGGGGAGCCTTGGGCATCTATGCCCTGGTGGGCACCCTGGCCCAGGCCACCACGCTGGCCGGAGCCGTGAACAGCGGGCGCATCGGCGGCGCTGGCGTGCGCGGTGTGCGCCGTCTGCCGTGGGAGATCGCGGCGGGCGTGGGCGCGGTGGTGGCCAGCGAGGAGGACCCGGCGAGGCCCCTCAACGGCCTGCCCGTCCTGGGCATGGACGTGCCCGACATCGGCGACCGCTGGACCCGCAACGAGCAGGAGGTGCTGCTCAAGAACGGCGTGATGCCGCTGGAGCCTTCCGCCGACGGCACCGTCATGCAGATCGTCCGGGCCATCAGCTCCTACACCAAGGACGGCCAGGGCATCCAGGACGTGAGCCTGCTGGACCTGACCACCATCCGCACCCTGGACTTCACGCGCAAGGCCGTGCGCACCCGGCTGGCCCTCCGCTTCCCGCGCGAGAAGCTCACCGCCCGCACCGAGGGCGCCGTGCGCGGCGAGGTGCTGGACGTGCTGTACAAGCTGGAGGCCCTGGAGATCATCGAAAACGTGGCGGCCAACGCGAAGCTGCTCATCGTGGAGCGCGACAGCCAGGACCCGAACCGTCTGAACATCCGCATCCCGGTGGACGTGGTCAACGGCCTGCACATCATCGCGGGCGTTATCGACCTGTACCTCTAACGCAAGGAGGCGCACATGGCGCTGAAAGAATACCTGGGGGCCATCATCCTTGAGGTGGATGGCAAGGAAATTGAGGTTGAGTCCGTGGACGTGGAGCATAAGAGCGGACGCGCCTTGGTGAAGACCATGAACCGCAAGGGCAGGCCCAGCGGCTTCTCCGAGGGCGTGCACGAGTGGTCCCTCAAGATCACCGCGCCCATCCCCAAGGAAGGCGCGCCGGATTGGGACAAGCTCACCGGGGCCAAGCTCACCGTATTCCCCGTGAGCGAAGGCGGCCAGCGGACCACCTACGTGGACTGTGTGTCCCTGGGCGATTCGGAAAAGTACTCGGTCCAGGGCGAGGCCAAGGTGGACGTGACCCTGGCCGCCATGGACCGCATCAAGGAGTAAGGCATGACCGAGAAAGGCACTCTCAAGGTCGGCGTGGTGGTGGATGGCGTGGCGCACAAGGACTTTGAAATGCGCCTGGCCACCATGGCCGATGTGGAAGCCGCCCTGGAGGCCGTGGGCGAGAACGCCTGCGAGGCGCGCCTCAACCGCCACATCTGGGCGCGCACCATCACCAAGCTGGGCTCCCTGCCCCCCGAGAAGATGAAGCCCGAGGACTTGGCCGAGCTGCTGGGCGGGATGATGAGCACCGAGTACGGCCAGTTGGCCGCAGCGGAGGCCAGCCTGCGGGGAAAGCTCGAAGCCGCGAGCGCCAAGTCCGGGAGCTCCGGCTCGTCCAGTTAGCGTTGACGCGGCACGGATTCAGCCTGGCGGAGGTGAAGAGCTTTACCCAGGCAGAGGCCATGAGCTACATCGAACTGCTGGCCGACATGGCCAGGGGCAAGGCCGGAGGCGGCCAGCGCATTGAGAACCAGCGCCTGAAACGGCGCAAGAAAATGGGGTAGGCCGTGCCGGACATGGACATGCAAGTCACGCTCAAGCTGCGCGACCAGTTGAGCGCGGAGAGCGCCAGGGCCTTGGCGGATGTGCGCAAAGGGGTGCAGTCCACCGGGGCCGCCGTGACCGACTCCGGCAGGGCCGCCCTGGAGGCTGGCCGGGCCACCCAGCAGGCGGCCCGGCAGTCCTCCCAGGCCATGGACCAGCAGGCCGCCTCCACCCAGCGGGCGGCGAAGGCCACCCGCGACGTTGGCCAGGCTGCGGCGGACGCCAAGGCCGGGGCGGCCAAGCTGGTGGCCGAGTTGGACAAGCTGGGCATCCAGGAACGCAAGGTGCTGGGCCTGGTGGGCCGCCTGCGCCAGGTGGACCAGGTTGCCCGCCAGGCCGAGCGCGGCCTCGCCGCCGCCGCCAGCGCCGCCGGGCGCTTGGGGCAGGGCGTCATACAGGCGGGTTCCGGGGTGGCCGCCGGGGGCTACGTGGCCAGCCGGGCCATGGCCCAGCCCATCGCCTTTGAACGGCGCATCGCGCAGATGGCCAACACCGCCTTCGCCGAGGAGGGCTTGGCGGGCCGCCGGGCGGGTATGGCCCAACTGCGCGGGGCCGTGGACTCCGCCGTGCGTCAGGGCGGCGGCAGCCGCGACGGGGCCGCCGAGGCCCTGGACAAGATGCTGGCCAGCGGAGCCATCAAGACGCGCGACGCCATGCGCCTGCTGCCCGTGCTCCAGAAGTTCGCCACGGCCAGCGGGGCCAGCAGCGCCGACCTGTCCGACATCGCCATTCGCGGTATCCAGCAGGGCTTCTTCAAGCCCGAGCAGGTGGAGCAGGCCCTGGACAAGGCCCTGGTGGCCGGGCAGATGGGCGGCTTTGAACTCAAGGACATGGCCCGCTGGCTCCCGCAGATGATGGCCAACGCGGCGGGCATGAAGAGCATGGGCGGGTATGAGCGCATCCTGGCCAGCGCCCAGGCCAGCGCCGTGACGGCGGGCACCAAGGACCAGGCAGGCAACAACCTGGTCAATCTGCTGGCCAAGCTCAACAGCCAGGACACCGCACAGGACTTCAAGAAACTGGGCATCGACCTTTCCGGCACTCTGGCCAAGGCCCGCGAGAGCGGCCAACTGCCCCTGGATGCCTTCGTGCAGCTCATCGACACCCAGGTGGTGGGCAAGGATGCGCGCTTCCAGGCCCTCAAGGCGCGCGCGGCAAGCGCACAGGGCAGCGACAAGGCGGACGCCCTGGATGGCATGGCCGACATCCTCCAGGCCAGCGCCATAGGCAAGGTGGTGCAGGACCGCCAGGCCATGCTGGCCCTGGTGGCCGAGATGACCCAGCGCGGCTACATCCAGCAGGTGCTGGGCGGCATGGGCAAGGCCGGGGGCGCGGGCATGACCAGCTTCGGCCTCATCGCGGGCACCAGTGACTTCAAACTGGAGCAGGCCAAGGCCGAGCAGGAGATCGCCTCCTCCGGCGTGCTGGACCAGGTGGCCGGGCCGCTGGGCCGCATGACCACGGGCGTGGTCAACGCCGCGCGCGAATTTCCGAACCTGACCAAGGCCGTGGTGGGAGCCACCATGGCGCTCTCTGTTGTCGGCGCGGGGGCCGGTGCCGCAGCCGGGGCCAGGATGCTTTTTGGCGGCACTGCCGGTGCCGCAGCCGGAGCCGCCGGAACCACCGCCGCCGCCACCGGCCTGCTGGGCCGCCTGCGTTCCGGCTGGGCCGGGGCAGCCGGTGGCGTGGCCCGCCGCTGGGGCGGTCTGGCCAGCCTGGGCCTCGCCGCCGTGGACGTGGCCGGGACCGAGTTCGACGACACCCTCACCCGCGCGCAGAAAAACGCCGCCCACACCCAGACCGCCGGTGGCGCGCTGGGCGCGTGGGGCGGTGCCATGCTTGGGGCCAAGGCAGGTGCCGCCCTGGGCACGTTCATCATGCCCGGTGTGGGCACCGCCGTGGGCGGCGCTGCTGGCGGCCTCATTGGCGGAGCCGCAGGCTGGCTGGCTGGCTCCGGCCTGGGCAAGAAGGCCGGGGAGCTGATGTACCGGGACGAGAGCGTTGTGCGAGTGGAGAGCGTGCTCGTTGTGGACGGTCGCCAGATGGCCGCCGTGGTCAACGAGGTAAACTCCCGCAACGCCCAGCGGCACTAGGAGCTGTCATGGGATGGAAAGAAGACCTCCTCCCCGCCAGCTACCGGGGCGTTCCCTTCGAGGTGCTGCGCACCCGCGACCACGGCGAGCACGCCGTGACCGAACACGAGTACCCCTACCGCGACGGCGGCGAGGTGGAAGACCAGGGCCGCAAGGTTCGCCGCATCAGCATTACCGCCGTGTTTTGGGGGCCGAAGTACAAGCAAGCCTTGCAAAGCCTGGTGGTCGAGTTGGAGAAGCGCGGCGCGGGCGAGCTGGTGCACCCGGTGTTCGGCCCGGTGCAGGCCCAGCCCGGCCCGTGGGACATCACCCACGAGGCCGAGCGCCTGGACTACGCGGAGGTGGCCCTGGAGTTCATCGAAAAGGGCTTGGACAACCCGTTCTTTGGGGCCAAGCCCGGACGCCTGGCCGCCACCGATGACGCCGCCGGGCGTGCCACGGACAAGGCCGCCAGCGCCAAGGCGCGCACCGGCGCGGCCCTGGCCGAGGCCATCCGCAACGCGGCCAAGGACCTTTCCCCGGCCGGGCGCATTCCGGCGCTCAATCTGCTGGCCGAGGGGCTGGACGCCTACGGCCAGGTGTCCGGCGGGGTGCGCTCCGGCCTGTCCTACCTTGACTTTCCCACCGCGTACCTTTCCGACTTGGAGGCGGTGCAGCGCCTGGCCGCCGAGCCCTTTGGCCTGTTCTCCGGCTCCCTGTCCGGGTGGCAGAGCCTGGCCCGGCTCTTCGCCCCCGCTTCGTCCGGTGGTTCTCTGTCCGGCGGTGGCTCGCTGTCCTCCCTGGGCACCACGTTGGCCCCGGCGGACGTGGCCATCCTGACGGACCTTTCCAGCGTGGCCACCGTCCACGACAACACCAGCCGGGCGGCCACGGTCACGGAGGCGGCCACCACCCTGTTAGAGGCCGAGGCCCAGACGCCCACTCTAACGCCCGCCCAGATTGAGGCCGTGGTGGGCCAGACCCGTGAGCAGCTCCAGGGCAGCATTGAGGAGGCGCGCGCCACCCTGCCGCCCGCGCAGGGCCACGAGCAGGCGGAGGACCTCCGCGACGCGGCCCTTGCCGTGCAGGAGCTGGGCGCGGCGGTCATCGCCCGCCAGCCGCCCCTGGTGCGCCACACCGTGGAGTCTCCGTGCAACCTGCACCTGCTGGCCCACCGGCTGTACGGCGACTATTCGCGCGCCGCCGAGATCGCGCGGCTCAACCCCGGCCTGCGCGAGCCCAACTTCCTCACGCCTGGCCAGGAGCTGGATGTTCATGGTCGCTAGTTTGCCCAGCAGCGCAGGCCGACACGATCTTGTGTCCCTGGCCATCGCCGGGCGGGAGCACCGCGACTGGGAGCGCTACGAGGTGGACTCCGACCTCATCACCCCGGCGGACGGCTGGCGGGTCAGCCTGGGCCTGCCAGACGGCCAGGTGCCGGACTACGTGTCCGAGTGGGCACCCATCACGCTCTCCGTCGCCGGGCAGATCGTCATGCGCGGGCGCATAGACACCGTGGAAAGCGTCTGCGCCAAGGGGGAGAACACCCTGGCGCTCACCGGGCGCGACCTGGCCGGGGTGCTGGTGGACTGTTCCGCCCCGGTGTTCACCGCCCGCCAGTGCGGCCTGGACGAGATCGTGGCCAAGATGGTGCGCCCCCTCGGCATCGCTTCCATCCGTGTGGACGCTGGCCAGGCCCGGCACGAGAAGATTTCCGTGGACCCCGGTATGAGCGCCTGGGACGCCCTCCAGCAGGTGTGCGAAAAGAACGGCTGCTGGCCGTATGTCGCGCCGGATGGCACCCTGGTCATCGGCGGGCCGGACTACACCGTGCCGCCCGTGGCCACGCTCATCATGCGGCGCGACGGCAAGGGCAACAACGTGCTGCGCCTGGCGCACCGCAGGGGCATCCAGGACCGCTACTCCGAGGTCACTGTGCTGGGCCAATCGCACGGCACCGAGCGCGCCGAGGGCGGCCACAACATCCGCGCCACGGCCAAGGACAGCGCGATGGCCGCTATAGCAGGCTGGCACCGGCCCAAGATCGTGGTGGAGGCGGACTGCGACAGCACCGCCCACGCCAGCCGCCGGGCGCGCAAGATCATATCCGACGGTTGCCTTGCGGGCATGGACCTCACCGCCGCGGTGCGCGGCCACCGCGTGATCGGCCCGAACTCCAAGCCGGGCACCGGCGCAGGGGTGCTGTGGATGCCCGGCCAGCGGGTGCGCGTGCTCTCCGAGCCCCACCGTATCGACGGCGTGTACTACCTCATGCGCCGCACCTTCCTGGGCAGCCGCGCGGGCGGCCAGACCACGGAGCTGGGCCTCAAGCTGGACGGCATGTGGCAGCCCGATGTGGGGCACCACCGCAAACACAAGAAGGGTGGCCAGGGCGAGGGCCGGGTGGTGGACCTGTGAACATCCGCGACATCATGCGTCACGTGGAGCGCAGGCTGGCGGGCATCCGCCTGGCCTTCCGGGGCCGACTCACCGCCCTGGGCGGCGGAGCCGGTTCGCAGCTGGCCCAGGCGGACGCCCTCTCCGGGGAGCGCCTCCAGGCCGTGGAGCTGTTCCAACACTTCGGGTTCACCAGCAGCCCGCCTCCCGGCACCCAGACCATCGTGCTGCCCCTGGGCGGCAGCACCGCGCACAGCGTCATCATCGCCACGGAGCACGGGGCCTACCGCCTGGACGTGGCCAGCGGCGAGGCCTGCCTCTACAGCATGTGGGGCGACAAGGTGCACGTCGGGCAGGAGCGCATCGACGTGGAGACAAAGGTGTTCCACCTCAAGGCCAGCGAGCAGGTGGTGTTCGAGACGCCGTCCATCACCATGCAGGGAGCGGGCGGCGGTGCGGCTGCGGCCACCATGACCGGCAGCCTGCATACCACGGGAGAGATCACGAGCGACGCGGACCATGTCGCGGGCGGCGTGAGCCTGATGCACCACACCCACCCCGGCGACAGCGGCGGGACAACCGGTCAGCCTTCGTAGCGCCCACTGAATCACTTCATCCTGTCCCCGCCCCCCACCGCCACTAGAGTGGCGGCATGAGCGACGCCGGACTCGACCCCGCAACCGCCGACTACATCGGCAGCCGCATCACCACCCTGGGCAACGCCGTGTACCTGCGGCTCATGACGCCCCTGGGCACCTGGTGGGCGGACCCGTCCCTGGGCTCGCGCCTGCACGAGCTGGTGCGCGAGAAGGACGTGCCCCGCGTTCGCATCTTGGCCGAGGCCTATGCTCGCCAGGCCCTCCAGCCGCTGCTGGACGATGGCCGGGCCACGTCCGTGGACGTGGTGGCCAGCCGCCCCGTGGCCGGATGGTGCCTGCTTACCGTGGAGGTGGTGGACGCCGCCGGGCGGCGGCAGGTGTTTGAGCACCCTGTACATGTCGCGTGAGGTGGCCCATGCCCTTTGATGTTCCCAGCTTCGACACCCTGCGCCAGCGGCACCTGCGCGACCTCCAGAACCAGTCGCCAGACGCCGACGTGGCCACGGACAGCGACAACTTCGCGCGCGCTTCGGCCACCTCCTCCGCCGTGGAGGGCTTGTACCGCCACCAGCAGTGGATGGCCGCCCAGCTCCTGCCGGACACGGCGGACCCCGAATACCTGGAGGAGCACGCCCGCCTGCGGGGTATCCCCCGCTTGGCGCCCACCACCGCCACCGGCACGCTTGCGGTCGCGGGCGAGCCAGGGACGGAGATTCCCCTCGGCACCGTGGCCAAGCACGCCTCGGGCCTGGCTGTGCAGACCACCGCCGCAGCGGCCATCGGCGAAGCGGGCACGGCCACCGTGCCCTGCGCCGCCTCCACCGCCGGAGCCGTGGCCGACTACTCCGGCGAGGCCGTGGTGCTGGAGGCCGCGCCCTCCGGCGTGCAGTCCCAGGCCTTGCTCACTCTCTCCGGCGGCACGGACACGGAGACGGACGCCGAGCTGCTGGACCGGGTGCTAGACTACATGCAGAACCCGCCCGGCGGCGGAACCAATGCGGACTACCGGCGCTGGGCGCGGGAGGTGCCCGGCGTCACCCAGGCCTGGGTGTTCCCCCTGCGCGCCGGGGTGGGCACCGTGGACGTGCTCATTTCCTCCGGCGGCGGCCTGCCCACGTCGGAGCTGATCGCCGCCGTGCAGGCGCACCTGGATGAGCAGCGCCCCGTGGCCTGCAAGGAGGTGCGCGTGCTGGCCCCGGTGAACCTGCCCCAGGACGTGCAGGCCAAGGTCCGGCTTTCCGGCACCACGCTGGAGCTGCTGCGCCCCCAGGCCCAGGCCCTGCTGGAGAGCTACCTGCGCGGGCTGCTGCCCGGCGGCCTGGTGGTGCGCGCCAGGCTGGAGGCGCTGCTGCTCTCCCTGCCTGGCGTGGTGGACGCCCAGGTGCTGTTGCCAGCCGCCAACGTCCAGGCCGGTGACGTATACTGGCCGCAGCTGGGCGAGTTCACCTTGGAGGTGCTGTAGTGGCCGGGCATACCGATCTGCTGCTCGGGCTGCTGCCGCCCGTGTCCTATGCCCCCCAGGCCCCCGGCATCCGCGCCAGCTGCGCGGCGGACGGCTTGGCCTTGGACCGTGCCCACGCCGACGCGGAGAAGGCCCTGGGGCCGCTCACGCCGTTCCGCGCCCTGGCCTGGCTGGAGGACTACGAGCGCGTGTATGGGCTGCCCGGACCATGCACCCGGCCCGGCCTGACCCTGGGCGAGCGCATTTCCGCTCTGGCCATTGCCCTCCAGGAGCGCGGCGGCATCAGCCGCGCCTATTTCCAGCGCCTGGCCAAGGTGCTGGGCTACGAGGTCGGCGTCCGGGAGCACAAGCCCTTCCGTGCCGGTTCCCGCGCCGGTGAGCCGCTGACCAACGGGGACTGGCGCTATGCCTGGACCGTGCAGGCCCCGGCGCAAACCACCCACCACTTCCGGGCGGGCCGCTCCCGCGCCGGTGAGCAGCTTTCCCGCTGGGGGGACGAGCTGCTGGAATGCCTCATCCGCAGCCGCAAGCCCTCCCACACCATCGTCCACTTCGCCTACGGCGAGTAAGGAGACGCCATGCACAGAATCGACAGCGCCGACGCCACCCCGGACCACCTGTTCACCGAGGGCGACCCCACCGTCCCCGTTGACGCCACCACGGTAACTGCTCCCTGGCTCACGGACGTGCAGGAGAACCTCTGCCAGGCCATTGAGGCCGCCGGGATCGCTCTGGCCAAGGGCGACGGGACCCAGCTGGCCCAGGCCATCCTTGCGCTCATCGCGGCCAACGCCCCCACGCCCGAACTGGCCACCGAGGAGGCGGCGGGCCTTTCGCGTCGGGCCACCGTGGCCGAGGCCGTGGCAGGTGAGGCAGCCGAGCCGCACGTCACACCGGAAGGGCTGGCAGCGGCCCTTGCGGCAAATCCCGGCGGCGTCAGCATGTACGCAGCCTACACCATCAGCATG